GTTGCTAACCAAGCTTTAGCTGAATCTTATGATCAAATCACCGAAGCGGCATTATCTCTTAAAATTACAAAACAGCTTGAAAATATAGAAAAATATTACGCTGAGATTGAAAAATTAAAAGCGGGAATAGCAACAAAACAGGTTGGTGCAGATTTTGACGGCATTAGTGTTGGCGGAAACGCAAATGATGCCGAAATCGAAAGTTTAAAAAACAAAATCCAAGTAATTAAAGAAAATGCCGATGTTGCAAGACAGTCACTTGAAAAAATGCTTTCGCCACTTGGCGAGAAGATGTTGCGAGCAGGTAAAAATGTTGATGAAGTGCGGCAGAAATTCAAGTTGCTTGGTGTATCAGCCGAAACTGCAGATAACATTATAGCTAACTTGCCAAAAAGCTTTAATGATACGGCTAATAGTGCAAATAAAGCAGCAGATAAGACGTTAGATTTAAAAGATGCGATGGAAAAGCTGAAAGAGAAATCAACGTCTCTTGCTCAAAAGCTTGAAGTTGCAAAGCTCAAACAACAAGGTCAGGCTAAATCCGCTTATGTGTTGGCCGGTCTTTATGAATTGCTTGGAAAGGAAGGCGCTGAATACAACGAAGTATTAATTGGTATTGCTACAGGTACAATCACTGCAGCTAATGCGGCAGATAAAGCTGTCGGGTTATCGCTTGAAACACTAAACAAGATTTTAGCCGGTAAAGCAACATTGGAAAAAATGTTTTCCGATGAAACCAAAGTGACAACAATTGAAACGCAAATCAAAGAAAGCAACAAAAAATCAGGTAGTCGCAAATCATCCGGTGAAAATGCTCGAGATAGTTGGTTAAGTTTCTATGATGAAATTCGTAAGAAAAGTAGTTCTAGTCTTGCTGAAATTGACTTGGAACAAACAAGAATGTTCCAGCGCTTAGAAGAGCACAACAAAAAAGGTGTTGTATCTCATCAAGAATATGAAACAGCAAAAACAGCTATCACCGAGCGGTTTGCTCGTCAACGGTTAGAGCTTGCAGGGAAATATGCGCCTGAGAAATTATTACGTGCGAACTTAAATGATGAGTTAGCGGTAGTTGAAGAGCTTAAAAAAGCAGGACAGCTTACAGGTGGTGAAGCTAATACTGCTGAATTGCAATTGAAGTTTGATTATGCTCAAAACAGATCTCAAAGTGCGGTCAATCCATTAGACCAATTACGCGCAATTTATGATCCGCAACAAGAGCTAATTAATCAACAAACGCAAGAGCTTGCTCAGCTCCAAGCATTTAACGATCAAAAGTTAATCACGGAAGAAGAATTCCAACAACGCAAACAGGAAATCATTGATAAATACAAAAATAACAAGTTCCAAAAGGAAATGGAATCGTATGCTACAGGACTCAATGATTTGGGTGGCGCTTTTGGTACTCTTGCTTCTATGGTTGAACAGTCTGCAGGAAAACAATCTGCCGCTTATAAAGCAATGTTCGCTATCTCTAAAGCATTTGCGATCGCCGAGGCAACAGTAAAACTATCACAAGCAATCACACAGGCAATGGCTGATCCATCCAAGCTTACTCCTGCTGAAAAATTTGCAAATATGGCAGCGGTTGCAGCGGCTGGTGTTAATGTTATCTCTCAAATCACTAGCGTAGGATTTGCTAAAGGCGGTCATGTTGTTGGCGAGGGTACAGGAACAAGCGATTCCATCTTGGCTCGATTATCTAACAACGAATTTGTTATGACATCCCGTACTGTTGATCATTATGGTGTTGGATTTATGAATGCCTTAAATCAACGCAGATTCCCTAAATTTGCAAATGGCGGTCATGTTGGTGGCAAATCTGATAGTTATGACGGATTGTTTAGCGGTGGTGGAGCATCAACCAATAACGAAGTATCAATAACAATAAATATTGATAAAAACGGAAATGAAAGTGTGACTGCTGAGCAAAAAGCCGCACAAGGTAAAGAGCTTGCACTAGCAATCCAAGCAAATGTACTTGAAGTGTTAAGAAAACAACGTCGTCCAGGTGGAATGCTTGGATAAGGAGATGAGATGGCTTTGAAAACATTGCCTTGGTGTCCGCAGCCTGGTTATACGGTTGATGAAGAACCAAAGCGGAAAGTGCTTAATTTTGGAAATGGCTATCAGCAACGAATGGAAGATGGAATAAATGCTCTTTTGAGAAAATATTCCGTTACCTATAAGGTTAAAAATAGCCAATCAGCAGAATTTCGTCAATTTATGAAAGAGCACGGTGGAGTCCGTGCCTTTTATTTTAAGGACGTGGCACTTGGTGGCGAGTTAGTAAAGGTTGTATGTACTAAATTTCCTCGACAAGTGGGAAAAACACACACAATATTTACTTGTGAATTTGAAGAGGTGGCTTAAAAATCTTTAAAGCAGTTTAAAAGAAGTTTAGCCATTAAGTTGTGAAAATACATTTAACAAAGCAAGCGTGTAGAAGTTCTTCCACGTTACACAGAAAATTAGCATTGTTATGATTTCACAACGCAATCGGAAAAAAACAAACCCCAAAGCGTTAGCAGCACTTCGGGGTTTTTATTTACCCCTTATTCCAAGTTTAACCAACTAAGGAGCAATTTTGATTAAGTATACACCAAAACATCAAGTTAAGGTAGGTGGAAAAAATGAGTGAAAAAGATGCAGGCATTGCAGGGAAAATGCTAGCAAGTGCAGCAATTATTGCAGCGGTTGGTTTTGCCATTGGCGCAGCGTGCTTCGGGATTAGCTTTATTCTATGAAATGTTAGAAGTAATTGATAAGTCTAAGAAAGCGCGCCAATTTGCATACACATTTTTATTTCTGGCTTTTATTTTTGGAATACGTCCAGCTGACCTTTGGCAGCCTTCGAACCGCACGTTATGACGCTTAAAGTGCGGTTAAATTAATAAAGTTTTGAGATGTAGGTCACAAAATTAGAAAAAACTTTTATAAAAACTTAAATAAATGTTTTGTGTTTCGTAGAATTAGCGAGTCTATATAGCATACGAGGAATACAAAATGAAAAAATTATTATTGTTCGCAGCTGGTTTGATGTTGACAGCTTGTGGGGACGATATTGTTAGCATTGATGACAGAGGCGTTGTATTTTTTGGGAATTTATATATACAAGAGTTATCAAAAAACAAGCAATTCTCCTATGCCAGCATTATGTTATCTGATGCACAGGGAATAGGTGATTTTAAATCGATTGATTTAGATATAGTTGGAGAAAAGTCTGAAAGTAAATGCTTGCGCGATACGGAGATCTTGATTAACAATAAAAGATTGCAGCCAATTACTGTAAAATTAGAAGAAAGAGGTGATCGTAAACTATCTTATAGAGCTAAATATTCGTTTGCTGAATACCTTGAATTTTTTGTGAAAAATAACAAAGTTATGATTAGTAGTTGTGGTATTAATCATGTTTTGACCGATAATGAAAAGATGGGTCTCGCAGAGATTACTAAAGCATGGATAAAATTTACAGATGAGAAGTAATTTTATAGAGATAATTTACAAATAAAAGCCCCTTGACACCCAAGTGGCTTTTTTATTAGTATGTGTTTCAAGGTCTCAAAAGCCTAACAGAAAACGGATTATTCACCCCGTCAGCGTGATTTTTTGTATCTAAAATTTGAGAATTTTACCGCCATTATAAAGTTCTCAATAATGAATCAATGACCGACGGTGCGAGGAATACAATACCGAAAGGGAATAACTCCGCTAGATTTTCTGCTAGTTTTGAGCCGTCGGTCGCCCAATTATGGGTAAACAATCAATCCCTCAAAAGGAACAGAAAAAATGACAACTCAAACTCAATTATCCACATTTAATTTTGAATCAAATTCTATCCGTACTTTAGCCATTAACAATGAACCTTGGTTTGTCGCTGTTGATGTTTGTAACGCTTTGAATATCGCAAACTCCAGGGACGCATTACTCAAGCTAGATGAAGATGAAAAGACGACTGTCGGTTTAACCGACAGTCAGGCAGGAAATGGCGCTCAAAGTATTTCTATCATTAGCGAAAGCGGAATGTACACTTTGATCTTACGTTGCCGTGATGCAGTAAAAAAAGGATCTGTTCCACACCGTTTTAGAAAATGGGTAACAGCAGAGGTTTTGCCGGCAATCCGTAAAACAGGCAAATATGAATCAAAAACAACCGCAGACGATCGTACAGGCCTACGCAATGCCGTAAATATGTTAGTGAGCAAGAAAGGCTTAATTTATTCCGATGCCTACAATCTTGTTCACCAGTACATGAACGTAGAGAGCATAGAAGACATTCCCGCCGACAAATTACAAAGTGCGGTGGAATATGTGCATAGAATTGTGCTTGAAGGTGAGCTTATCACTGAACCGAAAAAAGATGAGCTATTCACCCGTGAATTTACAGAACATGACCTCCAACAGCTCGTTTGGGCATGGTTTGCTTTATTGCGTGGCACCGAGCTTTGTCAAACGCTTCACCCTGCATTAAAACAAATTGGTTCACATTATGCCGCACCGGTGCATGATATCGCTTACGAATATCGTAGCACTCTCCGTCAGGCTCATAATGTGTTGAACCGCATTACAGAGCAATTTGAATGTAAGCAAGGCAATAACTGGCGAGTCTTAAAATACCTTAGAGCCTACAACCCAAAAGCAACAGGATTTCAGCTAGACATTCTCTAAAACACAACAAAATTTAGACCGCACTTTGGAAACAGGGTGCGGTTTTTTATTGCCTGTAAGATAGCGATGTACACGTGACAAGCGGTGTTTCCTTTCTCCACTCACTGCTTCTTACAGGCTCTCTTTGGTGGAGGAAACAGGAGGAAATATGCAAACATTAACTGCAGAATTTTTAGGTAAAGAAGTTACTTTAGTAGACAACAACGGCGTAGCTTATGTGGCAATGCGTGAGATTGTGGAAGGAATTGGGTTAGACTGGAAAGGTCAGCATAAAAAACTGATGGAACAGAGTGAGAAATTCAACTGTGGACATATCACCACGGTTGCCAAAGATGGCAAAAACCGTGAAATGTTATGTATTCCGATTAAAAAACTCAATGGGTGGTTATTTGGGCTTAACCCAAACAAAGTGCGTGCCGATTTAAAAGAACGCTTGGAAAATTATCAAGAGGAATGTTTCTTGGCGTTGTGGGACTATTGGACGGAAGGTGTCGCCCGCCGTGACGAAGTCAAAAACAAGTTGGTATTGTGGCAACAAAAGAAAGCCGAATATACGCAACGAGCTGGTGAACGGGGAAAATTATTGCAGCAATGCAAATCAGAAAAGCAAGACCTTGAGCGTGAGCTTTTACAAATTAAACAGTTAGATCTTTTCGTGAACTTATAACCGCACAATCTTTTAGAAAGTGCGGTTTTTTATTGGAGCAAATATGCCAAAAAAACTACCGGATAAAATGACCGCACTTTTGCCTGAATTAGAGCAAGGTGCGCTTATTGAATTGTGGGATATTGATTTACGCCATATTACCCCGACTAACGGGGCTAATACTGCAGGTGAATTATACCGATTTCACAATGGTTTAAATCAAGGGCGAACCAATATTTGGTGGCAGGGGAATGAGTATCAAGCCTACCCAATTAAAGCAGATGGATTTGAAATTAGTGGGCAAGGGCCTAGCTCTCGTCCGACATTAACAGTATCTAACCTATATGGAATCATTACTGGCATTGCGGTTAATTTAGGACAAGGCGTTGGTGGTAAAGTTACTCGTAGATTGGTTTATGCTCAGTTCCTTGATGCCCGCAACTTTGAAGGTGGGAAAAACGCTCAGGCAGATCCTACACAAGAAGCAGTGAGTTACTACATCATTGAGCAATTGAAAAGCCTTGATGATAAACAAGCTACTTTTGAACTGGCATCACCTGCAGAAACGGATAACGCAAAAATCCCATTGCTAATGATTACCTCTGATACTTGTATTTGGCAGTATCGCTCCGCGCAATGTGGTTACACTGGTGGCGCGGTGGCAGATGAGTTTGATAAGCCGACAAATGACCTTAAAAAGGATAAGTGCTCACACTGCATAAGAGGTTGTAAATTGCGCTTTGGTGACAATGCGATTTTGCCTTTTGGTGGATTTCCGAGTACGACACAATACGGCAATTAATATGATTGATGACAAGTTAAAACAAGAGATATTGGCGCACGCCGAACAATGCAAACCGCAGGAATCATGCGGTTTTGTTGTTTTTGACGGTCAGCAAAATATCTACATCCCGTGCGTTAATGTATCGCCAGACCCGATCAATTATTTTGAGATTGCGCCGGAAGAATTTATAGGTGCTGAGGAGATAGGCAAAATTATTGCGCTAGTCCACTCACACCCAAGCTTTGGAGATGAGCGCGGATTGCCTTATTTGTCCACGGCGGATAGAGGCTGCCAAGTGCGGTTAGATTTAGATTTTTGGCTTGTGGTTGATGGTGATATTAAGTGTTTTCGCAACATCCCGCCATTAATCGGCAGGCAGTTTGAAAACAACAAACAAGATTGCCGAAATATCGTATTAGATAGCTATATGTTATCCGGTATTGATTTAGATGATAAGTCAATATATCCGTTTGACTGGTTTAAATCCTCCAATCTGTATGAGGAGGGGTTGCAACGATGCGGATTTTACAAACTGATGCAAGAGGATGACGTACAGCTTGGAGATATTATCTTAATCCAAGTCGGCGCGGATGTGGCTAATCATGCTGGGGTTTATTTGGGTAACCAAATGATGATACACCACAGCGAGGATAGATTATCGGCGCGTGTACCGTATAACGGATTTTGGCTCAAGCACACTCACTCAATATGGAGATTTGGATATTGGTACAAGTTAAATTTTACGGCGATCTTAAACGATTTGCAGATAGCTCGATAGAGCTAGAGGTTAGCAATTTTAAAGAGCTCATGAGCGGGTTATTTACGCAGATTAAAGGGCTTAGACAGCACATCCGCAAAGGCTATTACAAAATCCGTGTAGGTAGTAAGTATCTCTCTGAGGAGCAACTTAAAACAACCCCAATCATTGATCTTAAAGATGGTTGTACAGTGCATTTAACGCCTGTAGTTGCCGGCGCTGGCAAAAACGGAGGGGTGTTTCAAATTGTCGCGGGGATTGTCATTATCGCCGCCAGTATTATCAGTTATCAATGGTACGGCGTTGGTTATGGGTCAGCGTTAATGTTTGGTGTTACTGGTGCAGCTATGGCTTTAGGTGGAGTAATGACAATGCTTGCCAAGGTGCCAAGCATGAGCGATTACGGCAAAGAGGGCGAAAAAAAACAAAGCACCTCGTTTAGCAACATCAAAAACTTAACCCCGCAAGGCAGACCAATACCTTTGCTGTACGGCAAAATGCTAACAAGTCTTGTGCTTATATCACAAGGGGTTGAGACGTTTGACGATATGCCGACAAAGTAAAAAATAGATTTCATTTAGACCACGTTTTATGCGTGGTTTTTTATTTTAAGGATTAATAGATGGGTGGTAGTTCAAAAGGCGGCGGCGGACATACTCCGCACGAGGCGCCAGACTCTTTACGCTCGGCGCAAAAGCTACGCGCAATCGGTTTAATTTCGCTCGGACCAATTAAAGGGCCAGCGAACAAATGGAAAGACACGTATTTTGACAATACACCGATCCAAAATGCTAATGGTGTAGATGATAATGATGCCGCTAGTTTTAACTTTAAAAACACAGAGATCCAATACAATCTAGGCTATCAAGACCAAAAGCCATTAGAGGGATTTGAAGCATCTGAGCGTGAGGTATCTGTCGGAGCGGAGGTAAAACAACAGCACCCTATTACTAGATCGGTAATAGATCCCGATGTGACACGCTTACGTCTAACGATCGGTGTAAACGCATTGATCTCACAAAACGATCAAGGGGACACGCACGGCACGTCCGTTGATTTCCAAATTTTAATCAACAACACGCCACGCGGAACGTATCAGATCGAGGGCAAATCATCATCTCGATTTTACCGCAGTTACGTCATAGATGATTTACCGCCAAGACCATTTACGGTTACCGTCAAACGTGTGACTGAGGATAGCAAATCTCAACGCTTACAAAATGGCACGCATTGGGTAAGTTACACGGAGATTATCGACACCAAATTAAGCTATCCAAATATGGCTATTGTCGGCATTAAGACCGATAGCCGATACAACCCAAATTTTCCCAACATCAACTTTTTGCTGTATGGGCGTATTATCAAAATCCCGACAACTTACGACCCGGAAGCGCGCACATACGCACCTGGATTGTGGCGCGGTGATTTTAAAATGGGGTGGACCAATAACCCTGCATGGATTTTTTACGACCTTATCACAGATAAATTAGCGGGCTTGGGTGAGCGCATTGGCGATTTTGGCATTGATAAATTTATGCTGTATGAGATTGCCAAATATTGTGATGAGCTTGTAGATGACGGCTACGGCGGTAAAGAGCCGCGCATGGTATCTAACTTATGGATTACCGAGCAAAGAGACGCTTATAACGTCATCTCTGATATGGCGTCCGTATTTAGAGCTATTGCAGTTTGGGATGGTACGCAATTTACCGCAATCCAAGATAGACCAACCGACCCGGTGTGCTTATACAGTCAATCAAACGTAGTTGACGGCAAATTTAGCCGGCAATACACCGCAGGTAAGGCGATTTTTACCGCGGTTGAGGTTGAGTATGCGGACGAGCGCAACTTATATCAAAAGGCGATTGAGTACGTTGCCGATGATAGCATGATTGCCCGTTACGGTTACAACGTCAAAAAAATGACCGCTTATGGTTGCACCTCGCGCGGTCAGGCTCACAGATACGGCAAATGGGTATTAGAAACATCTCGTCTTGAACAATGTACTATTACCTTTGTAGTAGGTCGCCAAGGATTATTACATTTACCAGGAGATATCATTGAAATTGCTGATAATGATTTTGCGGGTAAAACACTTGGTGGACGCGTTGTAGCGATAAACGGAAAGACAGTAACGCTTGATCAACCTGTAGAAATTACTGGTAATAGCTATTTAAGTTATCTCAATGATGAAATGCAGTTGGTGAAAATCAAAATCATCAATGTAGATAATACAAATAAATCAGTTGTTACATTAGAAACCAATCCTGTTGGTTTGAACGTAATGGATGATTGGGTATTAAAAACACCGCAAGTATCTACTCAGCTTTACCGTGCGCTCGGAATTACTGAAAACGATGATGGAAGTTATACCATAACTGCGTTGCAGCATGAACCGCAAAAAGAAGCGATTGTTGATGGTAGTGCAAGCTTTGTGCCTGTTGTATCAACAATGCACAATGGACTAACAAAAGTAACTAAAGCTGATGTAGTTTATAGCGCTGACGGTATAAAACTCACTTGGTCAGTACCCACAACAGATACGTTATTAACCTATGAAGTGCGGTTATATCGCAACGGAAAGGTTTTTAAAACATATCTAAACTTAAAAAATCCAGAAATATCATTTGAAGGATTACCTGATGGTAGTTATACCGCAGAAATCAGAGCTAAAAACCAAAGTGGCCAATTGTCAGATCCTGTAACGCGCTCATTTGAGATTAATCTCAATATACCTAGATTCGTCACTAAATCATTGTTGTTTGCTATTGAGCTTGATTGGGATCTGCCTAAGACATTTACATCTGGGTTTAGCACTGAGATTTGGCGTAGCAATACAAATGACATAAGCACTGCAGTGAAAGTGGCAACCTTGCCATATCCTCAAAGTAACTATGTTATTAATGGTGTGCCTTTATCAACAGGCTACTATTTTTATTTACGAGGAGTAGATAAACAAGGTAACAAAGGCGAATTTACCGAGGCAGTATTTGGTGAAGCAGACCATAATCCAGATAACTTATTAAATGCGTTAGAAGGGAAAATTACTAAATCCCAACTTGGTCAAGAGCTTATTAACTCCATTAAAGCCGATATTAATAATGCTGTTGGCGAAGAAGCTAAAACAAGACAAACTGCTGTTGCAGGTGCATTAGCTCAAATAGCTGCACAAGCTCAATCATCAGGAACCGCAATTAAAAATCTTGAAAAAGCAGACCAAGCACAAGCTGAAACAATTAAAACTGTGACAGCGAAGGCTGAATCAGCTTTATCAGGTATTACTGCAGTAAGACAAGCTCAAGCGCAAAGTGATAAAGCGAATGCACAACAAATTAACGCATTAACCGCTAAAGTTGGAAATGCAGAATCAACAGTATCACAGGTGAGTAGTGCTGTAGCGGGACTTAATGGCAAAGTTAGCTCGCTGCACACAATCAAAACACAAGCTATTGCTGGTGGACGTACTGCTGTTGCTGGTATCGCACTTGGTGCAAATCAAGAAGAAAGCTCAGTCATTGTCATGGCTGATAAATTCGGGATTGTTGCTAATGCGAATGATGGTAATGTAAAACCAGTGTTTTCTGTTGCAAATGGGCAAGTCGGTATTCGTGGTGATTTGGTTGTGGCTGGGTCTGTGACGAGAGATAAGTTTTCTTCTGGCTCTGGGACAAACTTACTTTACAATCCTGTTTTTTTTCCAGATAACAATGGTAAGCCATTTGGTTGGAGAGATGTGCAAACCAGTGATGGGAATTTTTCAGTAGGAGCATTTAGGCTAGATCATGAAAATAGCGGATTTGAAAATGATTTTTTCAGTGGAATAGATCCTAATACAGACCGATGTGTAAACTGGTTAAATACCGGAACAGGAGATAATGCTTGGGCTGTAAGCATCGCTCAGGATGTTAAGTTGATACCTGGCAAAAGCTATATATTTTCATTTTATGGCGCTATTCATGGTGGGAGAGTTGAATATCCTATATATGCACAAAGTAGCCCCGGCGTAAACTCAGCAATACTGCCTACTACTGACGGAGTAATTGCCAGCAGCGGCAGTAGAAATGACGGGTATCATGGCTTTATGAATATGCCTAGATATTACTCAAAATTCACCGCACCAAAAAGTGGATATGTAAGACTCCAAATATCTAGTAGAGGGACTGGATTGCAGCGACTGCTTTTAATGAGAGCTATGCTGGAGGAGTGTACCGAACACGCAACAGAGCCTAGTCCATGGGCAAACGCTGGTGTAAGTGCAATTCACGGGGGGAGTATCATCGCTGACACAATCCGTGGCAACCATATTATGGCTAACCAAGAAATTAGGGCACCCCGAATAACTGGTGGCGTCATCACTGGTAATACCGTTAATGGTGCAACAGTTAATGGTGGAACGGTTAATGGTGCAGTGGTAAGCGGCGGGACAGTAAAAGGTGCAATTGTCGAAGGTGGCGTAATCAAAGGCGCAAGACTTGAAGCTGTAACTGGTAAATTTAGTGGTACGCTTGAGGTTAATAATTTGGTTGGTGGCAACTTGTGCGAGGTGTTTGTAGCAAATATTGATACGAGAACATTAGGTTCGAAAAATGATGAGGTCACTTTCTATACCGCTACAATTCAGATCAACCCATCACCAGTTAAACGCATTGTGTTTATCGTTAATTCTGACGTTAGCTTTGTTGTCAATGCTAACGAACGAAAAGAATACTATTATTCAAAAACATCTAGAGGAAACCACCCACCAGAGGTTTTTAACATTGGCGGCGGCAATCCAAAAATCTGCGTTACAGCTTACGCTGTATCAGATTCAAGAACAATCTATCAATAGGTAGATAATTTAAAAAATGACCGCACTTTTATGTGCGGTTCTTTATTGGAGTAAAAAAAATGAAATACATCACAAAACAAATCGAAGATATTCGTACTGGTGCAATGTCAGAACATCATGCAGTCACAGGCTTGCAAGTTGACTATGTCAATAATAGTACATTTGTCACTATTGCATCGTATGTATCAAAAGCTAAAAAGGACGAAGGGAAAGAATCCTTATCTGTAAATACTTTCACCATCCAAGCTGTGCCTGAATGGGATAAAATTCCTTATGAATGGGCTTTAGGTGAGTTAGTTAAGGCACAACCTGAAGATTTTAGTCCTGAAACATATATAGGCTATGTAAACCCATATATGTTTGCTGGTGGAAAAGTAGAGTAGTAAAAAGCAAAACTGGAAAGCGGTGAAATCGATCCGAGTACGGCAAAAGATTTTGTAATCTTGGCATACCCTCAGGTCTAGTAAAAAAGTGCGGTTGTTATGGCCGCACTTTAAACTTTAATGATTTTTTAATCCAACAATTCCGCAACTTCTTCCATGTTCGGGGCGTAATAGACATTTTGTAATATCCGAATGTCTTTATGCCCCGATATTTTCGCAAGGGTCATCACGTCAACCTTTTTTGCCAATCTCGTTAAAGCCTCTCGCCTTGTATCGTGAAAGTGTAAATATTCTCTGCTAGCCGTCTTTTTAAGCTTTCTGAACGTTGCATCTAGAATATTAGACTTCACCTGAAAGCAAGTATCGCCTTGCTCAATCTCATCTCTTAATCTTTCCAGTATCTTCACCGCATTTTTTGAAAGTGGAACAGTGCGAGAAGATCCGTTTTTAGTCATTGGTAAATAAGCCGTTCTTTTTTCTAAATTAACATTATTCCAAGTAAGATTGCATATCTCACCAGCTCTCATCGCAGTTTCAACAGCAAATAGCATCGCCGCGCCAGTGCGAGCCTTAGCCGTTTTTAAACTCTCGTTATATCCGCTAACATTGACTATCTCGTCTATATCTTCTTGTGTAAATCTTTGCGTTCTTGGTTTGCTTGCTTGTGGCTGTTGTAATCCAACCATAGGGGAGTTTTGAATATATCCCCAACGCTCAACGGCAACTTTGAATATATGCCCGATTGTTGACAGTTCTCTGCGAACACTTTCGCCCTTGACGGTTTCTAATCGCTCTTTAATCCACAACTCTAAATCTTGGCGAGTAACATTAGATATATACTTGTCTGTGATAGGGTGGCGTAGAAAACGAGTTAAACGATTGAATTCGTGCTTTTCACCTCGTTTAGTTGGCGTAACCTCATTCAAATAACGCTTAATCACATCAGAAAATAGAGTTTCTGGTTGCATGCCATTAGCTATTAACTCTAATTTCTTTTCTTCTTCCGCTCCCCAGAGAATAGCCTCTGTCTTTGTTGAGCAGGTTTTAGATTTTCTTTTACCGTCTCGATAGACCTCTACACGCCATCTATCACCACGCTTTCTAACTGTTGCCACTTTAATCAATCTCTAAACGTAAAAACTCACCAAAATTAAACTGTCTGGCGTAATTTTGGCGTAATCGGTGCATAAAAATATATAAAAATACATAAAAACTTGCAATACTGAATAAGATTAAGAGAGTGGGAAAGTGGCGATTTTAAAATGCAAAGCATTGATTTTATTAATGGAAAAGTATAAAAGAAAAATCCCCGTTCAATGAACGAGGATTATAATGTGGTGCCTAG